CTTCGGGACGGAACGTGATCGGCTCGCCGCCGAGGGTGAAGGCGTATTCGGTCATGAGGTCACCACGTCAGCGCAAGAGGACCGGAACCGGTCGAAGGGTTCATGGTCATGGGGCCTAGGACCGGGTCGAAGTAATCGAGCCGGGTCATCGCCGTGCGGTATGCGCTTCCGGCGTTCGCACTGGAAAGAATGCCGTTGCGGTCCAGGCTGATGACGCTCGCGGAGCCAGTCAGCTCCGCCAGCTCAATGAAGATCTCCAGAGAACCCGCCATCTGAGCGGTCTTGACCGCAGTGGACGGGAAGCCATGACCCGCCGCCGCAAAAACCCATGAGTTGGCCCGGTCGTATCCGTTGGCGCTGGCAGGCCCCCAAGGCGTCCCCATTAGGCCGTTGCCAAGGTTGGGCGCTTGCGCCGCTGTCGGTGAGACAAGCCGATAGGCACCCGTGCTGAGAGAAATCGCACTCCACGAGACTAGCCCCCCGGTCGCCTGCGCCGCGATGTAGGCCTGAAACTCGGCGTAGGTCTTCACGCCCGGAATGGCTGCGGCATGGAGCAACGGACTTGCAGACACCCCGATCATGGCTTCACCAGAACGCTGTAGAAGACGTCCGTTCCTATGATCGAATAGACGATGGTGAACTTGCTGTTTGCAGCGGTTGGGATCGCGGGGGAGGCGGCGAACTTCTTCCAGTCCGAGCCGACGCTGAGGGTCCGCGCCGAGGCGTCGTAGCTGAAGTTGATCTTCCCGTCGCGGCCATCGACCTTGTTCGTCGGGTTGGCCAGCGTGGCGTTCGCGGTCAGCTGCGGAATCGTGAAGTTGATCCCGGCGTGACAGTTCATCGTCGCGACGTTGGACACAAGCGCGAGCGACTGGAACTCCAGGGCGGCTTTCAGGACCGCAGGAGCCGCGGCCTCGTTTGTGACGGTTCCAGCCCAGACCTTTTCCTTAGTCGTGAAGCTGACCGTGGCGTCCGATCCCGGCGCACCGTCGGCGCCGGGTGGACCTTGCGGACCATCGTCGCCGGGGTCGCCTTTGTCCCCCTTGTCGCCCTTGCCGAAGGGGATGGCGCCCGACCAGCCGGAGGGCGCGATGCGGAAGTAGAGATTGCCGTTCGCGACATCGAGGTAGGAGAAGCCAACCGGCTCGGCGTCATAGGCGGCGCGCCCGGCCAGGTCGCCTTGTGCGTCCACGGTGAAGGCGTCGCCACGATCCCCCTTGTCGCCCTTCGGACCAGTATCGCCGGGGTCGCCCTTGTCGCCCTTGGGCCCGGTGTCGCCGGTGTCTCCCTTCGGACCGACTTCGCCCTGGTCGCCTTTGTCGCCCTTCGGTCCGGCGTCGCCCTGATCCCCCTTCGGCCCCTCCGGGCCTTGCGGTCCCTCGGGACCTTCGCTGCCGACCGTGGGCCGACCCGCGCCCCAACCCAAGGCCGTCTTCGGCCCGTAGATCAGGTTGTTCTCCAGATCGATCGCCACCGCGCCGATGGTGCCCAGGTCGGGCGAGGGCGTGGCGGTGACGATGATGGTGTTGTCGATCCTCCCCAGGGTGTCCTGAAGGATGGCCGCGATGTCGGTAAGGGTGGGCTCTGCCAAGGCTCAGCCTCCTGTCAGTTTGAGTCGGTGAGCTGGACGTCGACGACCACGGTCGCCGTCTGTCCGCCGAAGGAAACGATGGCGAGGTAGATCGCCCGCGTGAGGCCGCCGGGCGCCACGTTGCCGGTGAAGGAGGCGAAGCGGCCGGTCTGGAAGACATCGACGTTGCCGCCCACCTCGTCCGTCTTCACCCAGCGCACAGTCGCCGACGAAGCTCCGGGCCCGCTGACGACGATCTCGACAGTGCCGGTCGAGACGGTGCCGCCGCCGGGCGCTGAGCCCGAGGCGATATCAGGGACCGCCACAGCGCCAAGTCCGCCGCCGCCCGAGGGGAAATCGTTACCCCCGATGCGCGGCGCATTGCGCGCCAGGTAGAAATCGGCGTTGGCGCGCGTCATGTCCGCGACCGCCACGCCCGCCGGCCCCAGCCACATCAGCATCTCGCCGCTGGCCCCGAACGGGCCGTTGGTCACCAGCCGCCGGCCGTCGCCGGTCAGGGTCTGCAGCGTGTCGCTGGCGTCTTCCCAGAAGGTGTTGTCGCCGAACCAGAGCTGGTCGGCCATCAGGGCGATGTCCGAGCCCGACGTCTGCGAGATGATGGATACCCGCGCCGGTCGCCCGCCGCCCGCCGCCGCTTCCAGGTCGAACCGGGCGATGTTGTTCTGGGCCTCCAGATCGACGATGGCCTCGCTGTTCATCGTAACCGTCGACTGGACGCCTTCGACCTCTGCGACGAGGGCAGAGGTAGCCTCGGCGGCCGCATTGGCCGTGGTGACGGCCGTGGTCGCCCTGGTGTCCACGATGGCCAGGGCGTCGCCCAGGCTGCTGACCTGCGTCGTCCGCGTCTCGGTCTCCGCGCCCAGCGCCGTCGCCGTGGCGCGCGAGAACTCGTCGACTACGGACAGGGCGTCTTCCACGCCCGCGATCTGCAGTTGCCGGGCGGTGCTCTCAGCCTCGTCGGCATCGATCCGCGCGACCCGCTCGACCTCCAGCAGGGCAATCTGCTCAGCGTCCGCCAACTCCAGCGTCTCGCGCGTGATCGCCAGCTTCTCGTTGACGTACTCGACGTTCTGGATCGCGAACTTCTTCTCTTTCTCGTCGCGGTTCCAACGGTCGACGGCTTCCTTGATCAGGAGCGCGGCCTTGGCTCGGGCCTCGGCGCGGATGTCTTCCAGCGCCGGGGCGTCGGGGGCGATGTCCGCCGCCAGTTCGCTGGCCTTGGTCGGGCCGTAGTGCGTGCGCTCGCTGGGGACGCCCTTGAGCGAGAAATAGGTGATGCCGACCCAGTACCACTGGTTGGAGCGCAGGCCGCTGATCTGGACGCGGCTGGTCGTGGCGGGGCCATCGTAGGCCTGGGCCCACTCCAGAGTGTCGAACTCGACCTCGTCTTCAGGCAGTGGCTCGCCGTCTTCGTCGAGCGGCGCCAGCACGTACTCCACCAGCATCCGGCCGACGTTGTCGGGGGCGGTGCCCACCACGATCACGCCCGGCTGGCTGACGCCGCCGTTCTCGCCGGGGCGCGGAGTGACGACCCATCCTTCGGGCGCATCCGGCTTCGAGCCTGTCGAGGTCAGGCCCGGCGTCGTCGGCGGATTGGCCGTTTGGCCCAACGCCCACGGGTGCTTCCCGTCCGTCTCGGATCGCAGGTCCAGCGTGACGATCGTCGTGCCGGGGTCGAACGTCCGCTTCAGGACGATGAACTTCTGGCCGTTCAGGCCCAGCTCCGGGGCCTCCACCGTCAGGGCGTCCCCGGCGCGCAGACCCAACAGGTGCGGCTTGCAGGGAATGCTGGCGGTCAGGGTCTCGCGCGCATTGGCGATGTCATAGGCCGCCAATTCCGCCACCTGCTTGGCGCGGGTGACGAAGTTATAGGCTACCTCGCGGGTGCGCGGTTCACCCCGGTCCTCATCGCGATAGACCGTCGACGTCACCTCGCCGGCCGCGACCTGTTCGAACTTGTAGGTCTCGTCGCGATAGCGGGGGATGATGGTGTTGAAGCGGTCACGGCGCGCCGCCATCACGCCCATGCGCACCGGCCCGACGATGTCCGCCGAGGTCAGGGTGTAGAGCGAGGCGCGCGGCGCGTTGGCCATGCAACTGATCTGCGCGCCGCGGTTCAGCGGAACGCCGCCGCCCGCCTGCAGCATCGACGCCAGCGTCTGCCACTTGTCGTCGACCGTGGTCCACTCGCCGCCGATGGGCCAGGCGTTCACGTCGCAGAGGTTGGCGCCCTGGATGAAGGCTCCGATGTCGATGGCCTCGTCCGGCGCGCCGACGCCCGCCAGCCGCTTGGTCCGGTCGATCGATCCGCCAGCCAGAAGCTTGTGATGCCCTCGCACCCACGCCAAGGCGTGCAGATAGGGGTTCTCGTTCCACGCCCAGGTGCGCCAGTCGTCGCGGCGCTGGGGGCCGAGGCCGCCCGGATAGGTGCTGTCGTATCGCGGATCCCAGACCTTCTGGCCCAGCAGGTACCAGAGGGGACGCGGGACGCCGCTCTCATAGCTGGCGCGCTTGGAGTTGTTGCGCATCGTCCAGAACGACAGGGCGTAGCCCGAGGTCCGGTGCGCCGCCGTCCACGGCGGATCCATCGCGGGCGCGCCTTGCGCCTGGCCGGTCGGCGGACCGAGCGTCCCGTCTGTGGGCAGACCCAGCTTGTAGGTCATCCACATCTTGTCTTTGTACGGCTCGATGTTCGCCGCCATGCCCTGGGGGCCGGGGAAGGTGACGAAGTTGCCGTTGGCCGAGAAAGCCTCGACCGACTGGATGGGGCCGAGCGACAGCACGGTCGCGAACGACAGGAACAGGTTCTCCTTGCCCCACGTCCGCATGTGGATTTGGCGGCCCGCAATGCCGAAGCGCCCCATAACGCCTGCGATTGGTGCGGCCGGATCGGCCTTGAACGCCGTCGGCGATCCGCCTGAGCCGGTCTTGGGCTGCAGCAAGGCCGACGCCGTCCGCACCATCGCGGCCATCCGTGCCGTCAGCGCCCCGCTCGCCGTTCTCGCCATCCTTGCCGTCTCGACCATCCTTGCCGGGGGCCGGCGGGTTGGCCATCAAATACCGCTCAACCGCCGACGCGACCTGATCGTCGGAGACAGGATCAGCATCTTTGCCATCCTTGCCGTCTCGACCATCGGAGCCGTCTTTACCCGGCGCGTGCTCTCGTGCCTCCAACTCAGCAAGGCGCAGCAGGAGCGGAGCGGTCGCAGCCTCGACGTGCTGCTTCATGACGGGCGCGAGCGCCAGGGCGATAGCCTTGGTGTCAAGCATTCAAGGCCTCCGCCATTTCTTTCTGGAGCAGAGCGACAAAAGCGCGCTCAGCTTCGGGGTCGGGTTCGGCAGGCGCCGGCGAGGCCGGAGCCGCGTCAGATGCGGGGTTGAAAGGGTCTGCCTGAGCGTCGCGCTTAGCCAAAGCCTCCAGCGAGAAGTTCTGCTGTTGCAGGTAAACGGCATCACCGCCCGGAACAGGCTTGAAGCCCAGCTTCTTGCGACCCTCGTCAGGCTTCATCAGGCCGCCGGTGACCGCCTTCTGAAGGGTGTCGATCTGGGTGGCGCTGTCCATGCGGAGCAGGTCGTCGAGGTCAAACTCTGTGCCGAACGGTTTGGTCAGCTCCAGGCCTTCATCGAGGCAAAGCTCGACGCTCTCGACGTGGATCTGAAGGCAGTCCGAATAGTACTGCTGATTGAGAGCCTGGACGTTGTTGTAGGTGGGCGAGGGGCCGACGCCGACCTTATAGGCAGGCACGCCGAACACAGAGCAGACCGTCTCAGCCGACCAGCGGAGTTGGTCGATTAACTGGGAGTCGACCGCCGTAACCGCCATCGCCTGGTAGGACAGGCCGTCGCCCAGAACCGCGACCTTACCGACGTTGGCGCCGGTGTAGTTGCTATCCCAATGGGCCTTGAGGCGTCGTGCCGTCTCGTCGGAGATGGCTCCAGGTGCGGTCAGAACGCCGCCCGGCTGTGAGCCGTTCTCGAAAAAGCGCGCGCTGTTGTTCTGGATGGATAGGCCCTGCATCGCAGCTAGGCCGTTCGCGAAGACGGGCGAAAGGCCGACCAACGGGTGGAACAGCGTGTTCCAGCGGTCGTGAATGATCTCCCGCGCAGGGACCACGACCGAGTTTTCCTTCAAGCCGGCCAGGTCGTCCTGCTGAAGTTCGTAGAAGACGGAGCCATCCGGCGCGACCAGCGGCTTTACGCGGTCAGGCGCCAAGACGTACATCGCGACGACGACGCCCCGATTGTCACGCTCCTTGAGAACGTAGGTATTGCCGCGCGTTAGCTTCGACTCCATCCAGTTGGTGTAGAACTGAATTCGGTTCTGGTAGCGGTTTGGCTTGCGGATAACCGGCGAGTAGGCGGCGTTCTCGGTCTCGGACCAGATGCCGTCGTCGGCGCGCACCAGGCGCAGCCGCATTTTAGCGACGTCTGAAGCGATCAGCGCAACGCAGCGAAAGGCGGTCGGATGCGACAGGACAGAGTCGAGCTTGACCGCTACGTTCTTCTGCCAAGCGCCCGCGAAGGGCTCACGAACGACCGGCCACCAGCCGCCACGGCTCTCTACAGGAGCGAGGGCCTTCTGGCGTCGGCCGACCTCTCGGCCGAAGATCTTCACGATCAGGCCCCAGCGATCTTCGTGCGAAGGGTCGCGGCGTCCCAGCCATTGAAGGCGCGCTTGCCAAATTTGGTCTGGTGACGTGCCCCTGAGAATTTCCTCCACGCGGAGCTAGAGTCCGGCCCTTGAAAGGACGGACGGAATGAAACGAGC